TTTATTGCTCGTACTGCTGGTGCAGACGGAAACAATCTTTATGTTGTTGTAGTGGACAAAGGTCCTGACTTTACAATCGTAAAAACTGGACACGGTTTAAGTGTTGGTGGTACATACACTGATGACGGTGCTGTTGGACATGAGGTTGTAGAAGTTGTTGACGCAAACACAGTTAGAATTATTCAAGGAACTGCTGCTCCTACTCCAGCATCTGGAGATACATCAACAGCATTCAGTAATTCAATGTGGAACGCAACTACAATTGGATCAACTGGTTTAACATATAAAGAAATAGGTCCTAGACCTGGTACTTCAGCATTTGCATCAGAGCGTTATGTTTCATATGACGAAATGCATGTTGCAGTTATTGATACTTCAACAAATACAGTTGTTGAGAGAATGACATATCTCTCTAAGATATCTGACGCTAAGTCTGCAGAAGGTTCTTCAATCTACTGGAAAGATTACGTCAACGAATTCTCTGGATACATTTACGCTAGTGCATTAACATCTGCTGAGTTTACTACACTAGGATCAGATCCTGGTGCTGCTGTTGCATCTTACGGTGCTACATCTGCTGCACCTATCTCTATAGCAAGAATTCTTAAGACTGCTGGTGGATCATTATCAGGTGGTACTGATGACTATGCATATACTACAGGAGAAATTTCTGCAGCATATACATTATTCCAAGACACAGAAGAAACATCACTTGATTTCGTTCTTATGGGTGGATCAATGGGTTCTGAAGCAGACACTCTAGTAAAAGCGGGTGCTGTTGCTGCTGTTGCAAACACAAGAAAGGATTGCATCGCATTCATCTCACCGTTTAATGGTAACCAAGTTGCTACATCTGGTGGTTCCGCACTGACTCCAGCATTACAATTAGAAAATACTATTGATTACTTCTCTAGTATTGGTTCTAGTTCATACGTTGTTAAGGACAGTGGAATCAAATACACATACGATAGATTCAACGACAAGTATCGTTACATCGGTACTAACGGAGACATCGCTGGTCTATGTGTTTCTACTTCTACAATTGGTGACGACTGGATTTCTCCAGCAGGAACATCAAGAGGTGGATTACAAAATGTAGTTAAACTTGCATTCAATCCTAACAAAGCACAAAGAGATGATCTTTATACTTCAGCAATTAACCCTGTAGTATCATTTCCTGGTGCAGGTCCTATCTTATTTGGAGATAAGACTGCTCTTGCTTCACCATCTGCATTTGATAGAATCAATGTTAGACGTCTTTTCCTCAATATTGAGAAGAGAGCAAGACTACTTGCAGAAGGTGTGTTGTTTGAACAGAACGATACTATTACTCGTTCAAGTTTCAACGCTGCACTTAGTGGATATCTAAGTGAAGTTCAAGCACGTAGAGGAGTAACAGACTACTTAGTTGTTTGTGATGACACAAACAATACTGCTGAAGTTATAGATAGAAATGAGTTTGTCGCAGAAATATTTGTGAAACCAACTCGTTCTATCAACTATGTAACTGTGACTGTTACAGCAACGAAGACAGGAGTTACATTCTCCGAAGTCGTTGGTAGATAATTAAACAAAAGGTAAAAACAAATGGCAACTAACAACGTATCTTCGTTTCTCCAAGTCATTGGTCAAGGCGTCAAGCCTAATATGTTCAATGTGGACATCCAATTTCCTTCTGGTTTCAGCGATGCAACAATCAACGATTTAGCAGGAGGAGCATTAGCATCTGAAGGTGCTGGTGCAAATGCAGGAAAAGAATTAACTTCTATTCTTTGCAAGTCCGCAGCATTACCAGGATCTAACTTAGGTGTAATCGAAGTTCCTTTCAGAGGTAGAACAGTTAAAATCGCTGGTGATCGTACCTTCGATACATGGACTGCTACATTCTTTAACGATAAGAACTTCAAAATCCGTGCTCTATTTGAGTCATGGGCAAATGAAATCAATACTCACGCTGGTAACACTGCTGAGAGATTTCTCCCAGATGCTGGTGGAGATGGTTACATGGCAAATCTATTTGTCACACAACTAGAAAAAGATGCTACTGCTGGTGGTTCTGCAATCAGAACTTATCAGTTACATCATTGCTTCCCAACTAACGTTTCTCAGATTGATCTTGCATATGATAGCAATGATCAGATTGAAGAATTCTCAGTTGAATGGCAGTACGCATACTTCACAGCAGAGAAGGCAAAGGGTGGATCACAAAATCCCGCATCAACTAGAACAGAAGTGGCAACTGGAAAAGTCGTATAATTAACTCTGCTAAATATAAGTAAGAGCACTATTATGACTAGGTAGATGAGTCAATTATTTGGTTTCCAAATACAACGTAAGGAGGGTCGGAAGGGTCAATCCCCCGTCCCTCCTAATGCTGAGGAGTCGATTGCGGTAGCAGCTGGCGGTTATTATGGAACATATGTAGATACGGATAATCAAGCTCGTAATGAGTTTGAGATGATCCGTCGTTATCGTGACATGGCATTGCACCCAGAGTGTGACAGTGCAGTAGACGAAGTAGTAAACGAGTTTGTTGTGAGTGATGCTCACGACACTCCTGTAGAAATTAATCTAGATAATCTAGATATTGGAATGGGAGTCAAGAAAAAAATTAGAGATGAGTTTGAATATATTAAAAGACTTTTAAACTTTGACAATCGAGCACATGAGATTGTTAGATCTTGGTACATTGATGGACGTTTATATTATCATAAGGTAATAGATTTAGAAAACCCAAAGAAGGGTATTACTGAACTTCGCTATATTGATCCTATGAAGATCAAGAAGGTCAGACAGAAATTAGACAACACACCGAAAGATTCTCTAGCACGCCAAGCAATTAAAGGCACTGCACTTGAGTATGAATACGGAACATTTGTAGATTATTATCTTTATAATCCAAAAGGTTTTTATAAAGGTGGAGTTTTAGGACCTATTGGAGACATGTCATTGTCTCAAGGTGTAAAGATGGCAACAGATTCTATTACATTCTGTCCATCTGGTCTGCAAGATTTAAACAAGAGAATGACTCTTGGTTTCCTACACAAAGCAATCAAGGCACTCAATCAACTTAGAATGATTGAAGACTCTCTAGTTATATACAGACTTTCTCGTGCACCAGAACGTAGAATATTTTATATTGATGTAGGTAATCTACCTAAGGTAAAGGCAGAACAATATCTCCGTGATGTAATGGCACGTTATCGTAACAAGTTAGTTTACGATTCTAATACTGGAGAGATGCGTGACGATAAAAAGCATATGAGTATGCTAGAAGATTTTTGGTTACCACGTAGAGAAGGTGGTAGAGGAACTGAAATTACTACATTACCAGGTGGTCAAAACCTAGGTGAACTAAAGGATGTAGAGTATTTTAAAAAGAAATTATATAACAGTTTAAACCTTCCTCCATCTCGTCTTACTGACGACAATAAAGGATTCAATCTTGGTAAGACAACTGAGGTTCTGCGTGACGAATTAAAGTTCACTAAGTTCATTGGTCGTCTCCGCAAGAGGTTTGGTGAAATATTCCAAGACTTCCTTAAGACTCAACTCATTCTAAAGGGAGTGGTTGCTCCAGAAGATTGGGAAGATATGAAGGAGCATATACAATATGACTTCTTGTTTGATAACCACTTCAATGAATTAAAAAACATTGAGATGATGAACCAACGCATAGCAACTGTTACTCAAATGGATCCGTTTGTTGGCAAGTATTTCTCTGTAGAACATGTTCGCACAGAGATTCTTGGTCAAACTAATAAAGATCTAAGAGAGTTAGACAAGCAAATGCAAGCAGAAATTGATTCTGGTTTAGTAATGTCTCCACAAGATGCCAATACATTTGACACTATGGATCGTCAGAATACTGCTTTCCAACCTGAGATTGCAGCACAACAAGCTGATGATGCACAGGAAAGAGAGTTAGAAAAAATGAAGAAAGCGGCTAGTTCCGCACCTAAACCTGTCAATAATAATAAATAACATATACTACAATTAAATCATGTCTGAAAATACAGATGTTAACAAACAACCTGGTGCTGTAGATATCGTCAAGAAAATTGACGATAACCAAAGAGCATCTGCTATAGATGCAATCCACGACATGTTATTTGGCAAAGCCTCACAAGCAATGGCAGATTACAAAAAGGTGGTTGCTAACACATTCTTTGATGAACCAACAGATACAGAGATCCCGAACAATGAAACTGATAACGGAACAGATTGAGAACGTTAAGATCCTCACTGAGGAAAAGAACGGAAAAAAACTTCTTTATATTGAAGGAGTGTTTTTACAATCCGAACTAAAGAACCGTAATGGTCGCATGTATCCTTTTAGTGTCCTCGAACGTGAAGTTGGAAGATACAATGAGGAGTATGTAAAATCAAAACGTGCTCTTGGTGAACTTGGTCATCCCGACGGACCTACTATCAATCTTGATAGAGTGTCTCATAGAATAACAAGTCTTCGTGCCGAAGGTAATAACTTTATCGGTAAAGCACAGATACTTGATACACCTATGGGTAACATTGCAAAAAATCTGTTAGGTGAAGGTGTTCAACTCGGTGTTTCATCCCGTGGTATGGGAAGCATCGACAAGCGTGAAGATTGCAACGTCGTACGTGACGACTTCATGCTAACAACTGCTGCTGATATAGTAGCAGATCCCTCTGCTCCTGATGCATTCGTAAACGGAATCATGGAAGGAAAAGAGTGGATATGGGACAACGGACTTCTAAAGGAGAAAGAAGTTGCTAAATACCAGAGGATTATGAGCGACGCAAGTCGTCATGATATGGAGGCAAAAACGCTCTCAGTTTTTGAGCATTTCCTTTCAAATCTTTGATTCTATAAATAATTCATATCACTATACGGAAAATTATTAAGGTAAACTCTAATGTCAGATAAACTTAACGACAAATTTGGAGAGTTTGCAACCGAGCAAAAAGTGACTATCGTGGAAGGCGACCCTATGCCGACTGTTTCCGCAAACGTCATACCAGGCACAGGTAGCGAACCATCTCAAGTTTCTGATGCACAGACATCTAATAGCACAGGAAAAGATCCTATGCCTACAGTAGATGCTGGCAAATCATATGGACAGTCTGCTCCTGCAGATTTAGGTGGTACATCCACTACTCCAAATGAGCATGATGATGATGGAGAAGATAATCCAGGTGCTAAGGCAGCTGCTCCAGTAGGAGCTAAGGCAGCACAAGGCGATGGATCTGCTCAAACATCTAACATTAATGATGCTGGTGATCAGGGTACACAACCTACAGTTGGTGCAGATGTTGCATACGCAACTAGCACTGGTTCACAAGTTACCTATCCTATCAAACCATCATACGAAGATCTTGATGTTTCCGATGATGTAAACGCCCTATTAGAGGGAACAGAACTCTCAAAAGAGTTTGCTGAGAAAGCAAAGACTATCTTTGAAGCTGCTATCAAAGCAAAACTTAACGAAGAGTACGACAAGCTTGTAGAACACTTTGCTACAGAACTCGAAAAGCAAGTAGATACTGCTAAGGCAGAGCTTTCCGAGGAAGTAGATGGCACAGTAAACTACGCCGTAGGTCAATGGATGGAGCAAAATCAAGTTGCTGTTGACCGTGGAATAAGAAATGAGATAACCGAAGACTTCATTGCGGGTCTTAAGGGTCTCTTCGAGGAGCACTACATTTCTATCCCAGACGATAAAGTCAATGTGGTAGAAGGTATGGCTGACTCAATTCGTGAAATGGAAACCCGCCTTGACGAACAGGTCAAAGCAAATGTGAAATTACAAAAACGTC